CCATCAATCGTAGTTGTTTCGAGATCATCAGTGAACATAAGATCACCTTGAAGTACGCCCGTAATTCCCAATTTTGAAAACTCTTGTAATGCGACTTTAAATTTAGAATTGAGGGTGCCGGATAAATCATCATCTATTTCTCCTTCAGTCTTATATAACTTTGGATTCACATTGAATACTGACTTCTTTGCAACGAAAAACTTATCATCTTCTGGGTCTATCCCTGCGAATATGGCAGGGGCACCATCCCACTTCACTGTCATATTGACAGCACTGCGATTTCCACCAGCAAGCATGTCTCTCAATGAGCGTAGGAAGTTAATAGCAGCCCGTCCACCATCAACACCAAAGTTAAGGATTTCATCCTCTAGGTGTTCAAGGTGAAGGTTTTTTCCTGCTTTATCTTCTGTGAGCATTTCTTTAAATGATATCATTTCTTTCTGCTTTTATTTTTAATAGCTAATTTTACTTTTTTAAAATTAACTTTTATAAATTCTGGCTCTATCGTTTTTCGTCCTTCAATTGGATAGATAGAAAGTCTAGTTTTTTTAACGCCAGCATCGTTACGATCTGGTCCTTTATACATTGCCATCAATACAGGTTCATATCCTCCCGTTATATCTTCACCGTTATATAGGACATGATTTGCTGTTAGTTTTCCACCGTTAAGTTTAATCGGACCTTGAACAACTATAGATACATTCTGTTTTCCTAGTTCTTTACCAGATTTATTACCATATACAGCTTTCTTTTGTAAAGATTTATCCTTTATTTTACGGTATAAAGTAATAGTATTTGGCAAACCATCAGGAAATTCTTTTTTCAAATCTGATATAAAAGATTTTGTTTCTCTGTGATTAAATATATCAGGTTCTCTTTTTTGAGACATTCCACCCCACTGTTGATGGTCATTAGCACTTCTCCCATTTTTATGTGATATCCAAACTACTTCATTACCTTCTGTATCAAGTAAATGAAAGTCTGATTTGGGGGTGCCAGGAGTTGTAACAGCAGCAGTAATTTCGTGTTTAGTGCCATTAACGTCAATAGTTACAGTTGCTTTAGATGATTTTTCAATTTCTGATATTATTTGATTTTGCAAAGATTTCAATTCAGCATCTTCTTTAGCAGTGCCAGCACCGGCACCTTTACCGCCAAATTCTGCTGTTTTTGCGATGTCGTTAAATTTATAAGTGTTTCCACTAGAATCTTTAAAGATAACCTTAAAATCTTCACTTTCAATCTTATCATAAACCCCTTTATCGTAAACAAATTTCACGGGGTCTGGAGAGGTTTTTAAAATAAATTCTTCTTCGTTCTTATATTTTTTAAGAAAATGCTCACGGCGTTGGGGATATTTTTTAAGTGATATCGCTACATTCGCCTTTGACCATTCTTCAAATAATAAACCTTGAATCCTGTCCACATGATTAACATAGGATTCCTCTCTCGGCTTTACTTGATGAAGATATTTTGTAAGTGACACCGCATTCTCCATGTAATACAAATAACTCTATTTATTTATAATACATAAGAATGCGGTTGTCAAGTAAGTTTTTATTTAAATTTTGCCCTAGACATAATCTCTGTCAGGCAAGCAAGCATGTTGATTTCTTGATCTGCAACAAACGCTGCTTTATACTGATACTCACCCAGAATAACAACAACATGGGGAATACTAGAACCATCCATATAATCGTACAAGTTGTCGTAAAGACGGCGGAACAAACGAGTAGGATCATTGTCAATATTGTTGACAATCCATTTGCGAACATTAGTAAACTCCTTCTGTTTCATAGACTGCATAAGTTCTTTTATATTTACCTCTGAAATATCTACCAGTATTCCAGCATCAATTCTGCCGGACACAGAGTATCTTTGAAGCTCATTTAGAACCCTTCTCCAATCTGGAAAGAACTTGTTAATAACCTCTGCAACTGCTTTAGGTTCAAATTTGATATCCTCTACAACGAGAACATTCATAACCCTTCTGAAGAATTGTTCAGCCAGTTCCTTCTTCTCTGATTTTGGAACTGTAAAATCCACTACACTACAACGAGAATGTAGTGGTGGTATCAAACGATTCTTGTAGTTACAGGTTAGAATGAACCCACAGTTCTTGTGAAACTCTTCAATGAACCCACGCAGCGCAGGCTGTGTTGATTGTGGATTTAGATAGTCTGCCTCATCCAGAATAAGATATTTGCGACCACCATGCAGAGACACAGTGGAAGCAAAGTTCTTAATCTTGGTTCTGAGAACGTCAATACCAGACTCTTCAGAACCATTGACGAACATATAAGTTAAACCAAGTTCATCTAGCATGGCCTTAGCAGCAGTTGTTTTACCAACGCCGGGACCACCAGACAGAATTAGATTTGGTATATCACCTTTAGAAATAAACTCTGATAGCGTTTGTTTCAGCGCATCTGGTAGCACACACTCCTCAATTGTTTTAGGTCGATACTTCTCTACCCATAAAAAATCTTCCATTCCTCACCTCAACCGTAATATGATTCTGGTTCAAGAGCAATAAAATATTTAATGTCAAAATTTGCATTTTTAAAGTTACTGATCTTATTAGAAGACACATTGACATCATATGTTCCAGACATAAGCCTTAGATTCTCAACCTTGAACCAGAACTTGTAATCAACAGCATCTGATTCTTCATCGAAAATTTCTGCATGATATGCATTAGCAGTGTCATTTTTCTTATCAGTAACTCTAAGATTACCACCTTCCAAAACCATATCAGGCGCACCGATACTTGCAGCTGCCCTATTAATCTCAGATAATTGTTCAGTTGATAGAGTAAAGTTAACTTCACATTCTGGCATTGTAATTTCTTTAGTTACTGTTGTAACTACGGATGGATCACTATACCAATATTTTAATGAGTTGTTAGTCTCGCCTTTCATCACAACAAAATTATCTTGAAAATCTAAATCCAGATTTGTAAATAGAGACATGCAAGCAAGAAACTCATTCAAGTCATAGATAGCAACATCTTTCTCAAATGTTTCTTCAACTGTAGCTTTAGCCACAATATTCTTCATAGCAGACATTGTGTTCAGTGTTGAACCCATATTAATCATTAGGTTCTGATTAATTGTAGAGTAGTTCTTCAACACAGAAATTGTATTATCACTTAGTTTCATTTTCGCTCTCTTCCATTTCATTAATGTATAACGCTATAATACCATAGTGAATTACTTTTAGCAAGTCCCTTCTGTTCTTTCCATCTTTTTTTCCATACCGTTGAGCATACTTTAATATGTTTCCGATACAGAAACCTTCACCATGACCACCATCTATGATAAACTCTGTGGCTTGAAACTTGTTTTTGCTGTAGTGTTCATCATAGGTGGAGTCGATATACTCTCTCAATTCATCAAGAGTATTGCCTTCATTATATTTGTAGTCAATATTTTTCAAGATTATTCTTCCTCTTTAAGAGTACGTTCGATTTGCGAAAGTAAGATTAAACGACATTGATATCCTATCATTGTCAGTGGTATTGGGCATCACAGAATGAGACAGTCTAGCAGGAAATAAAAATAAACGACCATCAACTGGAGGAATCACAATATTAGGACATGAAAAAAGTTTTTCTTTATCCTTCAAGAGATTTATCAAAGTATGGTCACTATAAGAATGTGGATTTGCAAAAACAATACTACCACTTTCCTCTCCATTTGATTTTATATAAAAAACTCCTGTTAAATCTGAATTTGGATGATTATGTTGAAGATTGTGATGACCTTTGCCATTAATGTTAATCCACATACTATCCAATTTAATTTGATTGCCAGATATCAATAACTCATCAGTAACTGAATACATCTCTTTCATAAAATAATCATAATAACGAAGAAAAGAAGGTATCCTCCAAAGTCTTCGCATTGATTGCCAACCACCAGCATTAGATCGTATATCAGTATTTTTTATATTATCCTTGTTGGAATAAATCCACTCCACCCATTCTTCACTAACAAAATCTAAACAATCGTGAAAAAAAAGTGGAGTTGGAAATAAAGGTAAAATGCCTGACACTAGTTTATCTCTTTATCAAAGAAACCATCTTCTTTAGCTTTTTCTAAAACTTCTTTCTCTTTTTTACGCTGGTCTTGCATATCATAAAATTGTTTCTTTTGTTCTTCAGAACGTCCCATCAAAATCTGTTCATCAGAGTCATATATATTCCAGTTCATAGCAATAGATAGTCTCTCACCTTCACCGAAAAATGGATATACTTGATGATGTAACCAGTTAGGGAAAATCCACATATGACCAACAGTAGGCTTTAACCATTCCTCACCAGCAGGCTTCAGAGTTCCTAACTCCTGACTGCTGGTAACATCCCAAATACATTGAGTCCACCCATCAATAACACCACTTGCATTATTCAAGCTTGGAATTTTTGGTGCGTCTGGTGGTATATTAGAAGTCCATTCATTCCACCTATCTTCAATAGATTGAGGGTTACTTAACCACATAAACCCAGACAGACCAGCCATAGTACTACAACCATGAGTATGATAAGGATTGTAGTCTCCAGCATATGCGTGATTAGTCCACACCTCAAAGCAATCTGATTTTGACAATCTGCCTACCATGTCAGTGAGATACTTATCACCAACACTATCCATAACTTTTTTCCACATCTTACCAACATCAGTAGTAAGATCAAGGCTTATCTGTTTTGATTTTTCATTATTATGAAGTTGACCAACAAGTTTTTTGCCAGCGTCATCGCCTACATCTCTAAGCTTTTCAACTTCCTCTATAAGTTCATCAACAATATCGTTGTCAAAAACAACTTTACCCATAATCACAGCGGGCTTAACATGCTTTTCCATTTCAATCATTCAAATATACCTTTCATCATACTATAATCATAAAGGAATGGGGGGGTTTTGTCAACCCCCCCTTCCAATCATTTCACCTCAATAATACGAGGCTTCTTTTCTTCTGGAATAATACGCTCAAGTTCAATAGTGAGCATTCCATTTTCAAGTCCAGCACTATTGACAACGA